TAAGTATCTTCGGGATGTGTTTCAAACATGCGCCAATAAGTTTTACATGACGAATGTGTACACAGCAGGGACTTCAACAGCGAGTGTTGACGCATATTTTAATGATATTGCCCTTGCTTCCTTGGTGCAGAAGGCAAAAGAATTGAATATGCCTAAGTTTAATCGAGGGGCCGATTCATTTTATGCGTTTGTAGGAACTCCGCACCAGATTCGGCAAATACGCGCATCAATGGGTTGGTTAGCCGCACGGCAATACGTAAATCCATCCGACATGTTGAATGGTGAAGCAGGTAGGTTAAATGACGTTGTATTTTTTGATTCAACGCATATGCAATCTGCCGGTGCTATTGGGTCTGGTAGTGCTGTTGTGCATCGAGGAGTATTTATTGGTGCTGATGCGGTAGGGTATGGTGAATCAGTTCCCATGGAACTTATTCCTGATCCACCGGAAGATTTTGGAAGGAAGCAAAGTATTGCTTGGTACACTATTGCGGGAGCGGGTGTTTTGAATGAATATGCAATAGATGTTTATACGAAATATGGTTTTGCTACTTCTTAATAGAGAAGTTGTTTTTAGTTGTAAGTTTTAATGAAAGGAGGAAAATATAATGGGTGATGTTAATATAACCCTAGCAAGTGCGGGTAAGTTTTTTGTAGGGAGGTTGGGAGTTCTTGAGTATGCGGTAGGTACTCTTGCTTCTGGTTCTACTTGTTTATGTACTCTTCCTGATAACTATAGTCTTGTTAATGTTATTGGAAAGAGTTCTGCTGGGACTGTTTTTGCTGCTAATCATGGGCCAACTACTCTTGGTGGGTTTACTTGTGTTGAAACAGCACAAACATTGGATACGGTTACTGCGGGAAGAACTGCCGGAAGCATTTTAATTACGTCTTATACTACATATTTTAATGCTGGATCAAAAATTATTGCCACGGTAATAATGTAATTATTTAGGAGATGGGTGATGGTTAAAATTAAAAAAGAAGAAGAAACACAGATAGATGTGGAAGAAAATATTCAGGCTGAAGTTGATGAGATTACTCCAAGTGAAATAGTGGAGCCTATTGAAAAACCGGTTTCTATGCCGGAATTAAAGATTGAGCCTAAAATTAAGGTAGCGAAAGGACCAGAAACAGTTCGGGTGAAGTTTAAAAAGTCAATAGGCCCCTTTTTTTACGGAGAGGATTTTTTTAGGTTTAAAAGTGGGGAAACTAAGGCAGTCCCAAAAGGTATGGTTTCTATTTTATTGGGAAGAGACGCTATAGACGTTCTTCCCTAAAGGTGGAGTATGACAGTACGTATTTATGTTGATACAGAAGTACTGCAGGATGCATTAAACGCAGAAGCGTCCATTGCAACTGTGGAAATGTCTACTGTTTTAGACATACTATATTTTACTGTGTATGAAAGCGCTAGCAAGGGGGGTGCTTTTGTATCTATATGTACTGTTGATTATGACCCGCATAAAAATTATATAGAAGTTCCGGCTTTGGTAGCGCCGACGGCGTTAATCCCAGGGGTAAAAGGATACGCTGATTATACTGATTGGTTTAAGTTATCTTATACAACGGCGTATAATTCTATAGCTACTGTTATTGATGCAACTCTTTGTTCAGGGACAACTATTGTATCAACAACGCTTGTCAGTGTTCCGATATTGCCGGGCCCCTTAGTTTCTAAAGATGCGGGAGTTACGTTATCTTTGCAAGATAATAGGAATGGAACAATATCTGGTTCCGCGGTGACAAGTTTTGGGACTATTGATTACTATTCCGGTAGCGTACAATTTATTTTAGCACAAGTTCCTGCCGGAGTAGTAACCGCCGATTATTTTTATTTAACCCAGGAATCTGTTGAATCTGATTTATCTGATGCTACTCTTGGGGAATACATAGCGTTGATTATAGCGCAAGTTAGAACGGCATTAGGTGACATTGATTTGGATGCGCCTGCTTTTGAAGATGACGAGCTTATTTTAAAATTAAAAAATGCGGTGCGGAGATTTAAGGGTTCGGAAGGAATATATATTCTTAAAGAATCAGAGATTGAACCGATAATACTTTTAATACGGATAAATTGTTGCTATGATTTAGCTTATGATAATGCGAGATATACGGCGTTATCATTGCCGGATAACATAAAATTAAATAAAGGGCAGAGGGTGACTCATTATTTAGAGTTAGCTAAAGCTCTTGAAGCACAATATAGAAGTTTGCTTGAGGATTGGGGGGGCAGTACCGATGATAATTTTTTAACCGGAACTCCTCAATTTGAGCAAGTTTCTATGAGCAGATCAACTTATTTTATAGGCGGAAGATTACCAGTTGTTGATGAATATCGTAAGGGATAAAAACGGAAAAATGAAATGCTTGCTTCCGAAGTATTAGAGTTTGAAGAGGATATTTTAGATGCCTTTGTAGATGTTGGGACTACTGATTCTGTTCCTAATCTTACGTGGATGAAACAAAAATATGCTCTGCATGATAAATTATATCTTCAGGAAATAAACAAATATTTTGATTTGTATGAAATAAATGTTTTAGTTACTACTTTTATTCCGAAGGATGAAAAAACGGCTTTGGGATTGGATGATAGTATTGAAACAAAATTATATGTAGTTAATAAATCTTTTTCAGATGTGATAAAAGTCGGAGGAACGGAAGAAGAAACAATAATTCCAAAGGAAGAGGATCGGGTTAAATATAACGGCGTTGTTTTTGAAGTTGCAAAATTAAGATCAATTCATCTAGGGGGGAGAAGTTTTTTATGGATAGTATATCTTAAACAGGCAACCTTTTCGGCACAGGATGAGATATTCAGGGAAACCAGGGAGCCTTTATTTCAAATTAATGCATCCTTGGGAATTGTTTCAGTTAATGAAACTGGAGTAAACGCAGCTCTATATTATGGGAATCCTGCTTATTATATGGGGAATGTTTCGGGGGCTTTTACTATAACTTCGGTGAACAACGTTATTTTAATTGCTGCAAATACGATAGCTTGCGGGGCATTGGTTACAATTAATGTGGCAATTCCTGAAGGAGTTTATTCTACGGTTACACTGGTTCCTGTTTTACAGGCTGCTGTTGATGCTTCTGTTTCAGGAGTATTTGTTATGTATGCCAACAATACTTTTGTTGGAGTTAAGACTGCGCTTATAGGCGCTTTGGCAACTTTAGAGATTGGTTCAATTTCGGGGAATGTGTATAATGTTTTAGGTTGGTCGGTAAAGACTTCGTTGGGAAGTGTCAGAACTTATTTGGATGATCCTGCTTATTCAGACGGAGATCCGGTATATGAGTGCTAGACTATACGGAGATTGGGAGTCAATACAACCAAAAATTAAAATAACAGCGGCGACTATGAATAAAAGGCTTGTTAAAGTTGTTGAAGCTTTGGGGGAAGAATATATAAAAAGAGTTCGGGGACATATTGATAAACAGGATTTGGGTTTATTTCCATTAGCTCTCGCAACAATATTGAAGAAGAAGGACCATAAGTCTGGTTGGTGGTTTGAGACAGGAAAATTTAAAGATAAACTTACTGTACGTAAATATTACCAAGGAATTAAAACGGCTTCAGTTATAGCTGGGGCGTTGGGTGTTAATGTATATGAAAAAGGAATAACAATGTATAGACTTGCATCGTGGCTTGAATATGGAACGAAGAATATAGTTGGTAGGCCGTTGTTTACTATGACGTTAATGGAGATTGAAAAACTGGATGTTCTTAAAAAAGTAGGGGCGGAGATAAAAATTATTTGGGATTCTCCGGCTATGTTTATAAAGTGAGTATAAAATGGCTCTGGAAATAAGGGATGTTGACGCAGCCCTTAAAAATATAGTGGATAGTAAAAATTTTACTGTTCATCAAGAGAATATGGAAATTCGGTTGAGGACTATTTTTAGTACTCCGGATGAGGTTTTAGCGAAGAAATTATATCCGATAATAGGAATAGAGTCAGGATTTATAATAGATACGCCATTAGAATGGCAAGCGGAGAGTGTAGAATATACGATAAATGGTACTGATTATCAAAAAGCGGATGCAATTATTGATACTGTAAGCGATCTTTTTTATGATTATAAAGTTGCTTTTTATGTTGGTTATAAGTCTCATTGCGTATATCTTGAGAGGGAATTTTTAAAGTTGTTCCCAGTGAATTTCGTTGTTTTTGTAACGGTGGGAACGGCAGTTTATTCTGTTCCCTTTGAAAGAAAGGGAATTGTTAATATGGACGGTTTTGATGAAGATCGTAGATTTTACAGAAGGGATGCTTTATTGACGGCGCAGATTCAGATGGAGGATGTTACGGTAGAAACAGATTATAGGCCCTATACTTCAGTAACCGTTGAAGTAAGTACGAGTACAATTTATTAGATTGAAAATAAAGGAGGAAAAATATAAATGACTCAACTGAATGTTTATCAAAAAGAGCCTAATTTATATCTGACTGAATCACCAGCGCCGCCTCCCCCTGGTGGAGCCGACATTCCTGTAGGAGTAGGGGCCATGTTTGGGGTAGCTCAATGGGGTCCGGTAGGTTTAGCAATATATTGCACTTCTTTTGCCATGTGGGAAACTATTTTTGGTGGGTATCTTAGTACAACTTATCCGTCACATTCCCAGGTAAAAAAATTTTTCCAGAATGGTGGAAATGCTTTGTGGTTTACGAGGATTGTGCATTATTCAACTATTTCTGATTCTACTTCTAAAGCATCTATTTCAGCGTGGGCGACACTTATGGTTACATCTACGATAGCGTTTGCTATGATTTCTGCCAAGTATGATGGAACGCGGGGGAATACTTTTTCTATGGTGACGGCAGCAGGTACAAATGGTGTGGCAAATGAGTTTCAGATTCAAGTGCAGGAAGCGTCGGTTTTAGCGGAACCGGTATATGATAATTTATCAAAGAATAGTACCGATCCTAATTATTTTGTTAATGTTATTAATGCTCGATCAGGGTTGATTGTGGCTAATGCGCCGACAACTACTGCGGCAATTTCGTTAGCGATTAATACGTTAGTGTCTTTTTATGGCGGTAATGATGGTTTGGCTACGTTAGGTACGATAGATTATATTGGTGACAATACGGCGAATAATGGAATTAAATCGTTTAATGGTATTGATATACCGCTATTGATTGCTTGTCCTGATGCTGACATGACTGTGGATGCTACTGTTCGTAAAGAAATATCCAGATATTGTGATTATGACCATCTTAAATTAAACTTTGGAATTTTGTGTATTCCGCAAAATAAAGTTGCTGTGGCAGCTTTATCTTATCAGACAACCACTATGGCTACGGATTCTGATAGGAGTGCAATATACTATCCTTGGGTTTATGATGAAGATGGAACTCTTATTTCTCCTACGGGTGCAATAATGGGGGTGTATTCATGGTTTGCTAACGCGGTTACTAAGGGTGTCTGGTGGAGTCCTGCGGGTACGGACGCTTCCTTAGTTGGCGTTACCGGAATGGAATTTAATCCAGGGGCGGTAATGGCAGGAAAGTTGAATGAGTCTCGCGTTAATTGTCTTAAATCAATCCCAGGAACAGGAATCTGTATTTGGGGTTCAAGGACAATGTCTATCGCCAACCAGCTTGATTTTAGATATATCGGCGCTCGATTGAATACCAGCGACCTTGAAGCGCGTATATTAAAAAAGACTTTGTGGGCAGTACATCGTCCTAACGATCAGTCTTTATGGAACGATATTACGGCAACTGTTAAGTCTATTTTAAATATTAGGTATATGGCGGGAGGTTTGGATGGAGCGACTGTTGATGAAGCGTACCAAGTTATTTGTGACAAAACTGTTAATACAACGGCAACGAAGCTAGCAGGTTTGGTTACTTGTAGAATTGGTATAAAGAATAAGATGACCGCAGAATTTATCTGGTTTAATGTTGCTCAGTTAGCTTCTGGTCTAGCGACTATATCGGAATGAGGAGGTAAAATATGGCAAGTCAAATAAGAGCAAAGCATCGTTTTAGGGTTTATTCAGATGATACCCCGCAAGGGGGGTCTGATGGGCTTGTTGAACTTGGTTCCTTTAAAACTGTAGCCGGTCTTTCGCTTGAAACAGACGCTATTGAATGGAAAACGGGCGATATGAACGCAGTTATAAAGCTGCCTGGTTTTACGAAATATCCTGCCATTGTGTGTAAGCGTGGGTTTGACCAAGACACTAAATTGAAAGATTGGTATAATAAAGTTTGGAGTCTTTCAAACGGTGGCGGCGCTATTGAATATCGAAGAGATTTAATTTTAAAAATTTTTGATAGGGATGGCGTTACGTTGTTCAAACAAATTAGAGCTAGGGACGCATGGCCTTCAAAATATGACGCGGATGATCTTGATGGGATGAGTTCAGATCCGTGGGTTGAAGGTCTTGAGCTTCAGCATAGTGGATGGGATTATGATATTTAATTTTTTAGTAAATTTTAGGAGGAAAAAATGGCTTTAAGAAAGAATGGTGTGGGAATATGGCAGATGCCATTGGAATCCCCGGTGGATATTCCTGCTGTTATTGAAACAGTTACGGGGGGTGCGGAGGCTATTCGGAAATCTGTTGAAAGTAAATCTGAGGAAGGTTTTAATATTAAGAGTGGGGTAAAGAGTAAGGCTCCCGGTGGATCTGTAGTAAATGAATCTTTTTAGTTGTAATAACTAAATGATGTAGGAGATTTTGTAAGAATATAAAATAAACTTATGCTTTTGCCCTGATTCACTCAGGGCAATTGCGTAGGAATAAGAAGAAGATAAATAGGAGTAGAAGATGAAAATAGAAAATTGTTTAGAATCAGAAGTAAAGTTAGAATGTGGCCTAAAAATAAATGGGAAAGAGTTTAAAAATATTATAGTTCGTGAAGTAGTTGGTTATGATGAAGAAGCTATTTCTCAACCAAAATTTAAAAAAAATGCCAGTGGTTTGATTATTGAATTGATTTCAAGATGTATTGCTGAAATTCCAGGGGCGGAAAGATTTCCCTCGCAACAAGAACTAAAGGATCTTCCAATAGGGATATTGGATACCTTAACTTTGGCTATACGGAAAGTTACCGTTGGTGATGATATTGAGATAAAAGCTTTTTGTCCTGGGTTTTTAGAAGATGCACAAGGAAATAGAAAGCCCTGCAAAAAACCTTATGAAGCCCTTATTTCAATTAATGATATTGAGATAAAAAAAGGAGCTTATGTTCCTATAGAAGTTATATTAAGTAGAGGAATTGTTTATGAAGGAAAAGTTCTTAAAAAAGCTACTCTTAGATTAGTTGATGGAAATGTTCAGGAAACATTTTTAAAAACCACTGATTTTACAAAATTTGGTGAATTGAGCACAGAATTTATTTTTAAGTGTGTTATTGATATTGATGGTGTTATTCCAACGGAAGATATGGTTCGTTCAATGTCTTCAAAAGATAGGCGGAAAATTACAGAAGCATTAAAAAATGCCCCTGGTCCAAGAACGGTGCATGAATGTATTTGTGAAACTTGTGGGGAGGTTTGGGAAACACCAATAAATATCCTTGATTTTTTAGCGTAGACCCCGATTTATACACCGAGCCTGATCCAGAGTTCGGGGACTCTGGAATGAAGCCGGGTTCTGAGGCAGGAACATTATATGATTTAATGGGGTTGTTTGCAAGATGGTGGAGATGGACTGATAATCAAGTTTTGCAAATGCCTGTTAGACGAAGAAAGAAAATGATTACCGTTCTTTTATACCAAGTTGAAAAGAATAACGATGAAATTGAAGCGGCAAAAGGAAAGTAAGTAGATGGCTGTAAGATCGCAAGTATTGGGGTTTGCGGCTGAGGTTCAGGATAGAGCTACTGATTCTCTGGGTAGAATTTCTAATAGTTATGGAAAACTTCGGCATTCCGCCCAACGTGCCGCACAGATGGTTTCTCATTCCCAAGGGGTTATAAGTTCTTTTGGAGAAGCGTTAGGAGCTATTGGATTAGTGAGTTTTGCTAAAAGGATTGTTGGTTACTGGGAAAATTCTATAAAAGCCACGCAAGAGTTTGAATTAGCCCAGGAAGAACTTCGATATAATTTAGGAAAAACAAAAGAGGAAATGAAGGGGTTGAGGGACGAGGTTTTTAGAGTTGGCTCAACTACTTTATATACTGCTACTGAAGCTACAAAAGCATGGTATGAACTTGTTTCTTATGGGCTTTCTGGAACGGTTAGGTTTAAAAAAGGAACCCAGGAAATGCAAGCGGGAATTGCTGAAATGGCTCTTGAATCTACGCTTAATTTTTCCACAATGTCGCAAGGACAGGTTGATTTAGCTGAATCCGCTCGATTTGCCGGGGCGCTTATTGCAAAAACTGGGATAGATTTATCAAAAGTGAATTGGGACGAGCAAGGAAGAAGGGTAACTCTTCTTGATAGGGCTATGGATAAACTTGCTAAAACTGCCGTGCTTACCGGCTATCACATGAAAGAGTTTCCAGATGCTCTTAATTCAATGAGAACAGCTATGCAGGGCGCTAATGTTGATCTTGAAACGGCATTAGCAATAACAGGGGTATTAAAAACGAGCGGAATGACGGCAAAGGAAGCAGGCCAAGCGTTTAATGCGATGACAAGAAAGCTTGGTGATTTTTCTAGTAGATTTTTAATGGATGAATTTTATTCAAAAATTTATGCCCAAATGCCCGCAAAACGAAGTAAAAAAGGAATGGGCGGGCCTGTTGGTGGAACAAGAGAATTATTGCGCCAATCAAGAATGTGGTATTGGATAGAAAATATTTTTGGGTCTAAGGAAGGTTTTAGGCAAGCACTTACAGATGCAAAAGGAAACGTAGGCGATTTTATTAATTTCATGGCAAAAATTGAAAGTGGTTTGGAAGCAAAATATGGAAAAGGAGCGGTTGGGGGGGCCGCAAAAATGGGTTTGCTTCAGAAATTTTTTGGTGAGCAAGTTGCCCGGCAATCTTTTCAAGCAATAGAAAAGTATAGATTAACTTTGGAACAGGATGTGTATGCCGTTGATGAGTGGGGAAAAGCGGTTGAGAAAAATGGTAAAAAAACCTTACTGTTTAATAAAGACATAGAATATACTGGTTTTCAAGCTCTCGCTGCTTTGAGAGCTTCCATAAAACAATCCGAAGGTGCGGCACAAAAATATAAGACTATGATGGAGGAAACTTCTTGGGGTCTTAAAAAGATGCGCGATAGTGCAAAGGAAACTTTTATGATACTTATTGGAGAGCACGTTCTTCCAATTTTAAATAAATTTTATTTATACGTGAAAAAATCTTTTCAATCAATGAGTGATTTTGCAAGAGCGCATCCTATGATAACTAAAGTTATAGTAGTTATTGCATTATTGCTTACGGGGATTCTTGCTTTGACTGCTGCTATTTCTGTTGCGGTGGTTGCATGGGGATTTATGAAAGTTAATTTAGGGCACATGGTAAATGGCATAAGGATTGCGATTGCTTCAATGCTTGGTCTTACAAAAGCTACTGCTGCGGCAACAGCGGCACAGACAGCATATAATGTTGCATCTAAGGGGGCAGCATTTGGTATTCCGAGAGCGCCGGGATGGAGGGGGGCTGCTGCGGTAGGTGAGGGAGCTACTCAAGCAATAGCAGGGCCAACAATATTTTCAAGAATAGGTGCACTGGTGGCAAGGTTTGGCGGTATCGCACGTATTCTTGGTGTAGTTGGCTCCATTACCGCAGTTATTTGGGGGGTTACAAAACTTTGGAAAGAAAATACATGGGGAATTGCCGAAGCAGTTAATGGAGTTGGTTTGGGGTTAAGAACTAAAGTTATGGGACCTATTCAATGGTTGCTGGATAAGTTTAAGTGGTTATATAATGTATTAAGATTTATTGGGGTTATTTTGGGCGGAAGCATGTGGATGGAGCATGATATTTGGGCTGGAGTAGGAGATGAAACAGCTTTAAGCATACTTTCATTTTTTAGAGATAATAAAATAGGGCAAACAATAGATAAGATAGCGATGGGAATTGGGCATGTAATGGATTTTTTAGAAGAAATCGAAAAAAAGTTTAAAGTATTTTCTACTGGATTTATTGCAATGGCGGGAATTGGTGGTGGTGCTGGGGGACTTATTGGATTCCTTCTTTTTGGTCCGGCGGGTTTTGTTGTAGGAAGTTTAATTGGGGCGGCTATTGGGGGAATAATTGCTATTATTAAAAATTTATATGATAATTGGGATGAAATTTCAGAGTTATGGCTTGAGAAAGTGGAAAAAATTAAGAAATCTTTTTCCGGTATTTTTCCCCCTTGGTTAGTAGGCGCTGTTAAAGGACTTGTTTTTTTTCTTGGCGGATTTTTTAAGTTATTTATATCCGGGTGGAAGTTAATGGGAACAATAATGGAGTTTATTGTTTTAACCATTAAGGCTGTTGTGCTTGCTCTTGCAGATGTATTTAATGGATTATTAAAGGGATTTTTTGGAGTGGAAGATAATATTTCAAAAATTCGGGGTGGGCTTGGTAAGAAACTTCCTGAAGATGGGTGGGTAGGAGAATTAAATAAATTATTGGATAAATTAGATGTAAGTTTAGGGAAAATGTTTAAGGATATAGTAAAGGGGTGGGGAACTTTATTTTCTTCTTTAGCGGCGAAGATGGATTATTTAAGGACTTTAATATATAAATTTATGGCTGTGCTTAATCCTTTTGATCCTTCATACGCTTTAAAATATAAAAGTGCTATGATTGATTATGTTACGGCTTGGAAGAATTTATTACCTACTAAAGAATATGCTACTGAACGTGATAGAAGAGCAGCAGAAATACTTTCCAAATCAATTCCGATTTTTGGCGGAAAAGAAGGAAAGACAGTAATTTTTAATATAAACGCTGCTGGTTCAGCTATGCAAAGGGCTGAATGGGAAGTTATGTTGAATGATTTTTTGAGAAGATACTTTGATCTTACTGAGTCTAATGCTCAAGTAGTTCAATAGGAGTATTATGAGTTTTGCATCAATGATTTCACAATGGAGTCAAAGCGGTTTTAGTGGGGCAATGATGTCCATTGATAATATTCCCCCTCATTTTTTGGGATTTTCATTTGCACCGGATATTATAACGGATGATTTTGGTTCTGATTTTGATATGGTTGGTAATCCAGGGAGCCGTTATTTATATCCTATATTTAAAAATGGTAAGGCTAGGATTATACGTTTTCAATTAAAGTTTGATGCCGCTAATTCTGTTACGTTAAGGGGAGGCCATACAAAAGGATTGTTTAGTCAACTTCCAAGAAGGCCTGGAGGTCTGGCTACCGCAACGAGGTACGCGCAACATATTACGGTAGCTATGGCTATTCTTGAAAAATTTAAGCTTCCGAAGCAAGGGATAGCTCAAGTGGCGCAGGGAGTTTTAGGAGGATTTACGAAAACGAGGCCGGGGGAAACTGATCCTGCGCCTCCCCTTGTATTGCTGGCATTGAATCCCTACAAATATTTTGTAGGGTATCTTATGAACGCTCCCATTAGAGAAACTAGGTTTAATAAGTATATGATTTGTACTCGGATTGAAGTTGATTGTGAGTTTGTTGTTTCACCGGATTTAATAGCGACTACCGTTGAGGATGCGTTACGGGAAGGTCAAGCACTTTTAGGGTGGGCTATGTAATATGATACAATATATGGGGATGCTCCCAACAGTAATTCATAATTCCATTGGGGAGGTTAGGAAAGTAATTGATTTCAGAAAAAGAATTAATTATGATCTAGGAGTATTATTAGTTACTCGTTTGCGGGAGGATGAATATTTTAGGGTAGATATTTTAGCAAATAGACTCTACAGGGATCTTTATAAGATAGGTCCTATAATAGATGCTAATGATACAGATTTATTTTCAAAGAATGTTACTGATGAGATTAGATATGTTTTTCCGGAGTTGGTATAAATGGCTGGGGAGGTAAATTGCACAAGAAATGCCAGTCCTTATTGGGATCTTACAATATATGATCCAAGTAAGAGTATTGACGAGGGGATGACTGGTGGGGCGGTACTACCAACAAAGGGGGGTATTGCTGCTAATATATTGCGGAAAGTTGATTCAATTGAATTTCACGATTTACATGGAATACAGGCTCGTAGAGGTATGCCGGGAGTGTATTTGAAAAATTCGGGGAATGTTTTAGTTAATAATTGTCAGATAATTTTTAAAGCATTAAGTCTTGAAGAAGCTGAATCACAGTTATTTCAGCCTATGGTTGGATTGAATCTTCATTTGGGTTGGTATGATTGGTGGAGTTTTAAGAAAAGCCAGGATACAGTTTTTACGGGAATTGTTAAGAGTTTGGCATGGACGTATGAATCTGTTGGAATAACGTGTACGATGAATTTACTTGAAATGCAGAATATTGCTTTGTACCAGCAAATTCCAAAACCTCTTTTTGATGGAAAGGAAAAAAATCTTAGAGATGCTTTAACAAAGATAGCGGATGCCTGTAAGTTGAAATTGGCATATAACATAACAGATGATACGGTAAAAAAATACGCAAAAAGCGATCAATGCGGAAAAGATAAGCCTTGGCTGGGGTGTACACAAACATACGTAAATATATATACGGGTAAAAGAGATCCAATAACGCCAAAAGACGTTTTGATTTATTTGGGGGATATTTTAGGACAAGCAGTTACCATTAGGATGGGTTATTTATATTTTGGAACATACGATCCGTTTGATAAAAAAATAAATAAACTTTTTGATTATCGTTCAGAGCATCGTTCTTTTATAAATCAATTCAATCATTTGGGAACGGAGCCTTTTGAAAGTGTAGAAATAATAGATAATGCAACGCAGTCTTCTTCTGTTGCTGGTGCAGTAAATATTGATATGGATTCTAAAAAAATAGCCAATACAAAAGCGGAATCTAAAACTAATATTGTTAAAGCGCATAAGATACGGGAAGTATATCGGGGGCCACTTACTAGTAATGCTGTTGCAATAGCTTCACAAAATATTGCTGATTTTTATAAAAATAGAGGATACTTGACCCAAGATAATGAAACTAAAAAAATAGATACTACAAAGGCAAAAGATAGCCCCCTACCTTTTAATTTACCCGCTAATTCTAAAGATGAGCAAAAGGCAATGTTAGCCGGGCAGGCTTCAAAAGCAAGTGGATCAATGCTTACGATAGCAATACGGGGAGCGTTAGGTGATCCTGATTTTAGTGCGGGGATGCCATTTACATTTCATGGTATAAGGACTATTCATACGGGGGCATATACTGCGTCTGAGGTAATTCATAAATGGAGTGCAAAAGGGACATATAAAATGGATATAATTGGGAAAAAAGATGACGGCAGTGGAGGTTCTTATATGGGGCCTACTTTAACGGATAATAAAGCAAAGGCGGATGCCGATGCGTATGCTTTGAAAAACAATCCTCAAAAAATACAGATAAGGGTAGACCATAGAGGGGATATATTAAAAGAACTTAAAAAGATGGGTACATAAATGTTTGAATTAATTGGTAAATATCCTTCTTTGGTGTCTGAGAATGATGACACAAAAGAAGGTTGCCCATATAAGGGGTGCATAAAAGTATTATGCCCGGATATTTTAGGGTTTGAAGCGGATGCTACAGAGGACCTTCCCTTTGAAAAATTGAAGGGTAAGATGAAAGAAAGTGATTGGGTTCGCCCCCATTATATGCATCCGTCTGATTTTTATACCCCGGAAAAAGGAGAGGGAGTATATATTGAAGCGTTGCGGGGAAGGGCTAATAATTTAATTTGGACTGGAATATATCCGGGGGAGGATTTTCAAAATTTATATGATAATGCTCAAAAGGATGGAATAAATCCGAATGTTGCAGAAAAAACCGACAGAATTTTTGGATCAAGAAATGGAACCTATATAAAAATTGAGGACAAGGACAATGGAAAATTTATTGTAGAAGTTCAGGGGAAAAATAAAGACAATACTTCGCGGAAAGGATGTCAGGTAGAAATTGATCCTTCGGCAAGTCAGATTAAATTTTTAGCCCAGGATTCAGATGGTTCTACTAAAACAACTGTTACGATAGTAAAGGATTCTTTTAAAGTTGAGGATAATAATGGAAACAAGGTAACCACGGATTCAAGTGGGATGGTTTTAGAGGATAAAAATTCTAATAAGCAGGAGATGACTTCCTCTGGAATAAAAATAACTGACAAAAATAACAACAAAATAGAAATGACATCTAGTGGGATAAAGATAACGGATAAGAACAATAATACAATAGAAATGGCTTCAACAAATGTTAAGATAAATGGAGATAATTTAAAGGTTACGCAGTAATGTCTTATAATGTTGGAAACGAAGATTTAAAAGTGTCTTTTACTAATACAGGGGGGCCACCGGATTTAGTTTATTCTGGGGATCAATCTCTTGATGCGGTTAAGATTGTTGCCCAGAAATCTAGTTCAGTTACTTTAAACAGTAAAAAATTATGTTATATTAATATTATAATGACTTTTAGTGGAGCATGTCCTTTTACTTCAGCATTATATAATTTTGTTAGTGGTGGTGGATCTATATCAATGTCAAAGTTGACTAAAGTAAAGGCGAGTTCAAACACTCCTGATGCTAAAGACGATCAAGGAAATTGTTCCGGGGGGTGGACTTTAAAAGCCTATCCCAATACACCTGTATCATGTGCTTGTATAGTAAAAATTTCTGACGCTGGTCAGATAAAGGTAACAGCTTCATAAGGAGGAAAATTATGGCTAAATTAACAGCGGCGGGAAGAAAGAAAATTAAGAAAAAAAATTTTGCATTACCTGAGAAGAAAAAATATCCGATCCAAGATCGAGTACATGCACAAAATGCTTTAGCGAGAGTTTCCCAATTTGGAACTCCTGCTGAAAAAGCTCAGGTAAGAAAGAGAGTTCATAAAAAATATCCTTCAATGGGAAAATAAATGATAGGCGCAAGTTCAATAATATCTTTTAACATAGCTGGTGAGGGGGTTGTTCAAAAGACTTCCGAAGATATTGTTAAGGAAAAGTTACGTTTTTTATTAACTACAAATAAAGGAGAAATACCTAATAATCCCGGATATGGGGCTGACCTCCAGCATTTTATTCATTTGCCTATGGATGATTCACTTTTAGTTGGTCTTGAGAATACAATTCGTATAGAAGTAGCGTTAGAGATGCCCTATGTTATTATTAAATCGGTAGTTGTAGATAGGGGGATAACAACGCAGGGGATTTTAGCTTTTACATTAAATTATGAGCTTGCGGAAGGATTTGAAGATAGTGTGCAGGTTGTTATATAATAAAATAGGTGAATTACAATGAGTGATTTTTTTATAGATTATACAGGTCGGGATTATTTTTCTTTAGTTGAAAAAGCGGATGCTTTTATAGCAAGTATTTTGCCTGAGTGGACAAGTAGAGATGATAATGATATAAACTGGGCAACCATTAAAACAGTTGCTTATTTGATTTCAATTGGGATGCTGTATATAGATTTGGGAGTAAATGAACAGGACCCGTATGAGGTACAAATAAGAAAAAATGCTCTTCGGCTTGCACGAAGATATGGTATGCCGGTTAAAAAAATATCCGGTGCTTTAGTTGATTTGAATGTTACCTTGGTTACTGCCCCGGTGACAACAACTATTATTTCTCGCGGGGAAGAATTTTCTTATACTTCATATAAATATGTTTTATGGGATGATCTTGTTTTTCCGATAGCTTCTACAGTACAGTTGGGGAGAGCTTATTTTGGATCTTTTGAACGGTATCAATTAGGTATATCTGATGGAACTGAATACCAGCATTTTTTAATTGATAGGGACGATGTTGAGGATAAAAAGGTTAGGATTTTAATTAATGAATCTGGTGGTGATTGGGAAACTGATGAAGATGGTTTTGTAGAATGGGCTGCTGTTGAAACTCTTGTTATGAGTTATGAAACGGATATTCATTATCGACTTGTTTTAAATGAAAATGAAAAATATGAAGTTTATTTTGGTGATAATGAGAGCGGAAAAATTCCGGCGAACGGGGCTGTTTTAGAGGTTGAGATAATAAAGATAATAAATGATTATGTTGATATGAATTACGGTAATCTTCCGGCGGGTAATATTACTGTAACTACAAATCCTTTGATAGCTACTGTTGCTCAAGGATGCGCGGCTGTTGGCGGTGCTGCTGCTGAATCTGTTGCGGATATAGGAAGGTCGCTTCCACAGTGGCTTTCTACGGCTAATCGTTGTGTGGCCCCCAAGGATTACGAGTATTTGGCTAAAAGAGTTGCTGGTGTACAGAGTTCTTCTGCGAGTCAAGTAGGTGTAGCGGTTTCTTTGTACGTATCTCCAATAGGAGGTGGAGTTGCGACAGTAGCTTTATTAAGTGCCGTTCAGGAATATATTCTTCCGAGAATGTTTGAAGATAAACTTTTAAGTGTTCTTGCATTAAGTCAAGTTTTAATTAATGTAACTGTAGGAATAACAGTTGAAGATGATTATAGACAAAGTATCGTAAAAAGTTTGGTTGAGGATGCATTGAAAATATATTTATCTTCAACAAATATTGAGGATAACACAGTTTCTTTAATGCACTCATACACAGCTATAGATGCTGTTAAAGGAGTTCCTAAAGCTACAATAACTGAGTTGTATCGGCAAGGATTTAGTCCTTCTTTGGGGGACGTGGTTTTAGCGGTTAATGAAACACCAATGTACGGGACGGTAACAGTAAACGCTATTGGGGGATTGATTTAATAATGGCTATTGTACCAGCATCAATAGTTGAAATGGGAACAGTGCTCGATGTTCCTACCGCTGTCAATAGGTGTATGTTTGTGAAGATGAGCAAATATACTTTATGGGATTTAGCGACAAGCGCAACTAAAAATAAGGATAGGAACACCGCGCAACTTTTGTATGATGGCGAGGAAAGGGGGCAAACACAGCGGTTTATGATAACTGCTGGAAATCTTATTGAGGATTTATTTAATTTTATAGACAATTTATTTTTTGTTCAAGATGCTCATGCAACAGAAACGAATATGCTGCAATATATTCAAGATCATTTTGGGGCAATGTTTGTGTCTGATTTAAATAACAATGGGGCCTTAATTCGGGAGGTTTTAGCGGAAATAATTCCCTCATGGACATATAAAGGGACAAAAGGATTCCTTCACTGGATTATATGGAAAGCGTTTGGATGGCAATTAACGGATATTATTTCTAATTTAACAAATGTTATTTTTTATAATTTACCGGGACATTTAACTTATAATCCAGGGGGACCAACACCGAGGGTTATTTATAATGATGCAATTACGTGGTGGGCCACGCTAAAACTTTTTATAGATGTTTTTTATGATCCAGATTTTGAGTTAAAGCGGGTGGTTTTAGAAAGTTTAATAAAGAGATGGACTTTACCGGCTATATTTTCATATATACATACACCATAAGGGGATAGAAAATGGCTATAGTTGCAATACCAAGCACAGCTTCGACTACACGAGATACGTATGATGTATCTAAAAATTATTATCAAGTTAAAATTCAGAAGGGTGTTCCTGTAATAGATGCGGAAATAAATGAAATGCAAGATAATATACGGGAATTTTATCGTGAATGGATAGATAAAGGATTTGGTAATATTTTTATTGATACTGGCTATCTTGTTGCCCAATCAACTATAACTTCTGTGAATAATTTTTCTATAACTTCAGGAGAAGCGTATGTAGATGGCGTTAAAGCATATCTTGGTGCTTCTTTGGATTATGCTTCCCAGGCATGGGTATCAACGGCTACTCTTTCCTCGCAGGCATACATAACACAATTATTGTGGAATGACGCTGGAAGCGTTCCCGCTCTTACAACTCCGGGAACATTGGGAAGAAATGATTTGGTAGTACTTTCATTGATACCAAGGGAGATAACCGCTACGTTGGATACTAATATAAAAGATCCTTATTTGGGGGTTGAGACTGCACGAAGGATGCAGTATATTTCGGGGGTAACGGTTTTAGAGGGTTTTGGGAGCTATCCTTATGCTGCTAATTACTTAAATTCTTTTAATTATACAAATAGTTTATGTAAGCGTATCCCAATTGCGTGGATAGTACGCCCGGCAAGTATTTCTATTGTAACTACAGGTCAGATTATTGATATTAGAAGTAATTCTGTTTTTGCGGCAAAAAGTGATTTTACGAATACTTTTATAGGTCATAAATCTTTTTATTCAAATACAACGGGAAGATATAATGTTGCTATTGGGTATAAAACTTTTTATTCAAATACTACAGGAATAAATAATACTGTTGTTGGGCATGCTGCTCTTTATTCAAATACTACAGGAATAAATAATACTGTTGTTGGGCATGCTGCTCTTTATTCAAATACTACGGGAATAAATAATACTGCTATAGGAAGTGGATCTCTTTATTCAAATACTACCGGAGTATATAATACGGCCATAGGGTACGCTGCTCTTTATTTAAATACAGTGGGGTATCAGAATACGGCTATTGGGAATGAATCTCTTTATTCAAATACTACCGGGAATAGAAATGTAGCTATTGGAGATGG